GCCGGTGGGCCGGAATACGCCGGCACAAACACGCAACTCCTTCGCCCGGTTCGCCGGGCTTTTTTACACCCGGAGGCGATATGCAGCCAATTACAAAACATCAGCAACGCATTCAAGCCGATCAGCGAGCGACGAGCCACTACCGCCGACGGCCTGACATAGATCGTCGCCTCGAGGAGATGCGCCAGGCCAAGCAGCTCAAGGAGGTTTGGCAGTAATGGACCCAGCGCAGGTATTCGCCCTCGAGCTGCTGGCGATCGTCATCGTCGGCTTTGCCGCATTTTCGTGGATAGCAGACAGGAGGAAGCCGTGAACAGCGCAGACATTGCTCGCCACCGCCTGGGCATCGGGCCGCCGATTGTCACCGGGCCAAAGGATCCGATCATCGCCCCCGCCCGTCGCACCCAGGAAGACGGCCCTCTGACGGCACTGCAAGCCGCCAACGCTCGCCGCTATTCCGAGTACATCGCCAGGCGCCAGGGTGTGAAGGAACCACTCGTCCAGATACGGAGGCCCTGACATGGCCGCTATCACACCACCACCGATTACCCGGCCCGAGGCACACGCCGCCGTGATCCATTTCATGCTGCACGAGCACAACCAGGTGCACGCCAGCGAACTGCTGATCATCAACCGCCGCATGTACCGCGTCACCGTCACCGAGGTAGCGCCGGAAGACATGCCGGCTGCGGCGCGTCGAGTCGCCGAGGAGATCACCGATGAATAACGAGACATCCACGATTGATCAGGTTCGCGGCCTTGTCGCGTCGATACCAAAGCACACCGGCATGTACGCCAGCGTCGCGGAAGGCTTCGAGCCTGGCGGCGCCGTGCTGATCAGCGTCTATCTGGAAGAGCCCAAGGGACCGCGCGTGCTGTATGCCAGCACCCAGCCAGTGGATGACGACCTGACGCTGGACAAGCTGCGCGAGGAGGTCGGCGAGTTCATCACCACCCACCGCAAGCAGGAGGCCGCATGACATTCAATACCTGCGTGTCCGGCATCCCTTGCCAATGCCGAGTGACGTTTTATCAGGGCTATCGCCCCGGCAACTACTTCGAGCCACCCGATGCGGAAGAATTCGAGTTCGAGATCCTCGACCGCCGTGGGCGTCGTGCCCAATGGCTGGAGAGAAAGCTGACCGAAGGCGACGAGGCCCGGCTGCTCGCCGAGTACCGCGCCGAGGAAGGCGAGGCCGCATAAGAAAGCCCTGTCCAGGGTGAGAGCTGGGCAGGGCCTATTGATCCACCGGAAGAATGAATCAAGAGAAGGATAACATCATGACCAACGCGATCGCCACGATTCGCCAGGACATCTACGACACGCGCGATGCGTTCTGTTCTGTCCTGAGCGAGCCGGGGCTGAACTTCGAGCGAGAGGCCGGCTTCGCCGTCCAGACGATCCAGGCCAACGACTACATGCTGAAGATCGCCATGGGCAATCGGCAGTCGGTCGTCAACGCGGTGACCAACATTGCCGCCATCGGCATCAGCCTGAACCCCGCCAAGAAGCAAGCCTACCTGGTGCCGAGGGACGGCAAGGTCTGCCTCGACATCAGCTACATGGGCCTGATGGACCTGGCCCAGGCCAGCGGCGCTATCCGCTGGGCCCAGGCCGAGCTGGTGCACGAGAACGACCGCTTCGAGCTCAACGGCATGGACCGTCCGCCGACCCACAGCTTCAACCCCTTCGGCAAGGATCGCGGCGAGGCGATCGGCGTCTACGTCGTGGTCAAGACCAGCGACGGCGATTACCTCACCGAAACCATGAGCGTCGAGGAGGTCAACGCCATCCGCGACCGCTCGACCGCCTGGCAGGCCTGGGTCAACAAGAAGAAGTCCTGCCCCTGGGTCACGGATTGGGGCGAGATGGCCAAGAAGACCTGCGTCAAGCGGGCCTACAAGTTCTGGCCCAAGACCGAGCAACTCGAGCAGGCCATCCATCACCTGAACACCGAGGGCAACGAGGGCCTGGCACCCAGCGGGCCACAAGCCGACGAGGCGCTGGCCGGCAAGTGGCTGGACCTCGCCCGGCAGGCCGAGAGCGCCGACGCCCTGGCTCAGGTGTGGCGCGACGGCATCGCCGAGATCCGCGCCGCCCGTGACATGGCCGCCTACAACCGCTTCAAGGCCGAGGTCGAGAAGCGTGGAGCGGACCTCAAGGCCGCCCAGCCCGACACCGAGACCGGCACCACCTACGAAGGAGAGACCGCATGACCATCCTGATCAACGAGCCCCAGGGCAGCCAGGCATGGCTGGAAGCGCGTGCCGGCGTGATTACCGCCAGCCGCTTCTCTGATGCCCGGGCCACGCTCACCCGGGCCACCAAGAACGGCAAAGCCGGCGACCCGGCGGCCAAGGCCATCGAGTATGCCTGGCAGGTGGCGTTGGAGCGTATCGCTGGCGAGCCGGTATCGCCCGCCTTCGAGACCTGGCAGATGCGTCGCGGCACCGAGCTGGAGCCAGAGGCACGCATGACCTACGAGGCCGCCACCGGCCTGCTGGCCAGCGAGAAAGGCCTGATCCTCACCGATGACCGCGCCTTTGGCTACTCCAGCGACGGCTTGGTGGGCGACGACGGCCTGATCGAGATCAAGTGCCCGGCCAACTGCCAGAAGATCGGCGACACCTGGAGCGATCCCGAGAGCGCCGTTGACGAGTACATCGACCAGATACAGGGCGGTCTCTGGATCACCGGCCGCCAGTGGTGCGACTTCATCATGTACTGCCCCTGGCTAGAGCCGGTCGGGAAAGAGCTATTCCGCCGGCGCATCGAGCGTAACGAGGCATACATCGGCGAACTGGAGCGCGACCTGTTCGCCTTCCGCCGTGTGGTCGAGCGCTATGAGGCCATGCTGCGCACCGAGGCCGCCTGATAACAAGGAGAACGACATGTCTGCAGTCGCCGAGAAAGTAGAGAAAGAATCCACCGAGCTGGTCACCGTGCCAGCCAAGGAAACCGCCCTCGAGGTATTCAAGGCCGAGCAGGGTCTTGATCCCTACCTCGAGACCATCCGAGCCGAGCTCGACGCCTTCCTGTCCTCACCGCCCACCCTCGACACCAACAAGGGCCGCCAGGCCTACGCCTCCATGGCGCACAAGATCGCCCGTAGCAAGACCGCCATCGACGGCGTGGGCAAGGAGCTGGTCGCCGACCTCAAGGAGTTGCCGAAGAAGATCGACGCCGAGCGCAAGCGGTGGCGCGACACCCTGGACGGCTGGCGGGACGAGGTGCGCGGGCCGCTGAATGAGTGGGAGGCGGCAGAGGAGCATCGGAAAGAGCAGCATGAATCGTACCTTGAGGCGCTCAGGTCTCACGTCACGCTTGCCGATGGCGAGACTTCAGAAATGATCGCCTTATATCTGGAGCAGGCCGAAACCACCAAGGTCGATCAGTCCTGGGAGGAATACGAAGCCGAGGCGCATCGCGTCAAGGAGTCCGTCGTCACCACCCTGCGCGTGGCGCTGGAGAAGCAGAAGCAGCACGAAGCCGAGCAGGCTGAGCTTGCCCGTCTCCATGAAGAGTCGGCCGCCCGCGAGCAGAAGGAGCGCGAAGAGCGTATCGCCCGGGAGGCCGAAGAACGCGCCAAGCGACAGGCCGAGGAAACGGCCAAGGCTGAGCGTGAAGCCGTGGCACGTCGTGAGCAGGAAGCCAAGGAGGCCGCTGAACGTCGCGAACGCGAGCATCAAGAGGCCATCGATAAGCAACGCCGGGAAGCGGAGGCCGAACGTCAACGCATCGAATCCGAACACCAGCGCAAGGAACAGGAACGGCTGGATGCCGAGCGCCGCGAACGGGAAGAGGCGGCAAGGCGCCAGGCCGACAAAGACCACCGCGCCCGCGTCAACCGCGCCGCCCTGCAAGCCATGATCGACGGCGGCATGCCGGAAGACTTCGCCAAGCAGGCCATCACGCTGATCGCTCGGGGCGAAGTGCCGGCCATCACGATCAACTACTGACCCACCCGGGGCCGCCAGGCCCCATCACCACCACCCTATGAGGTAAGCGCAATGTCTCATCCCAAGCCCTGGTCACGAGCCGATTACGATCTGCTCGAGGCCCGCCTGACCGCGGGCCACCGCTACGCCGATATAGCCGACGAGATGGGGCGCTCGGTCATCTCATGCCGAGGCACGGCCCAGCGTATCGGCCTGGCCACCAGCGACAACCGGCTTTGGCGCAAGCGCCGTGATTGGCCGGAGATAGACACCCTCATCACCGACTGCATCCAGGCAAAGCTGATGACCATCCCCCAAGTGGCAAGCTATCTGGCCGCCATCGGCAAGCCTGTCTCGGTCAATGCCGTCTATAGTCGCGTCGCCGGCTTCCCTCAAAATGTGCGCAAACGCGCACGGAAGAACGGGGCGCGTCGCCAATCGGCGGTCTGCAGTCGCATCCGGCGGCGCCAGGCCGCATGACCCTGCGCGACCTACTCATCAAAGCGCTGCAGATCCTCGCGCTCGCCGCATTTATCGGCGCCGTGCTCTGGGTCAACGGCACCGACCGCCAGGTACAGCAAGCCGCCCTCGAGGACTACTGCCACGCCGTCGCCGTCTGGAGCGCCGAGGAAGCGCGCGGCATCGCCCCCACGCGCCGCACCGGTCATCCGGATTACGACGAGCGCGCCGCCGAGGACTGCCCTGGCCTGAGGCCGGCCGGTCAGGCGGTAGCGGGCAACTCATCAGAAACGCTTACACGTTCAACCGAGCGCCAGCTGGCAAGGCAGTGAATAGGAGCAAAGCACTATGAACATGATTTACGCAATACCCGACCAGGGCGCCATTCGTTACCCGCAGTTTTCGCCCGAAGCCGAAATGACGCCCATCGACTGCCTAGAGGCTGGCGAGTATTGGGCAGTGGAGTCTTACGTCAACTGGATACGCCAGCCAGAGCAGGATATGGAACTGACTGACCTGCTGATAGAGCGTCAGAGCTACATTAGCCGCGACATCCTGCGCCAGAAGTGGGCCAAGGCGGTTCAGCGAGGTGAGGCATGAGCGAATGGAAAGTAACAGGCGGCTATCACGACAGCGCAAGCCGTGTCGTCTTTACCGTAACCAAGGGCACTAGGCGCCTGGATCATCGCGAGCAAGACGAGTTAGAGGCATTGCTAGCTGGCTGGCGTGACATTGACTCAGCGCCCCGCGATGGCACCACTATCATTCTGCGCCGTGTCAATAAAGTGGCTACCGGAAGTTGGCTGGAGTGGGGCGATACGCGACCTGATTACGACGAACTTGGAAACTGTATCGGCGAGCGATACCAAGCGCCTGGGGCGATGTGGTCATGCCCTCTTGGCGGATTTGCAGCGGGCGAGCCGCCTACGCACTGGATGCCGCTTAACTAAAAAGCCCGCTTACCTAGTGAGATAGGAGCGGGCCAGATCAACGTCGAGAAGATAAAGGAGAACGTTATGACATTTTTTGATGCCAAGCAAGAGCTAGCTATGATGCTGCGCAACGGGCAGATGACGCTAGATGAATACGAAGTTGAGCTAGCGTCGCTGAAATACGCTCAAGGCGAGGTATGAGTCACGCTGACGACAAGTGCGGGGTAGCAGCATGAAGGCGCTCACTGAGAAGCTGGCTGACATACAGGCGCGGTTAAACGCGCCCAAAGGTCAGTTCAACAGCTTTGGCAATTATCACTACCGGAGTTGCGAGGACATATTGCAGGCCGTTAAGCCGCTGCTTGATGGCCTAGCGTTGACGGTCAACGACGACATCAAGGTATTCGGCGACCGGATTTACGTGCAGGCGACGGCCACCATCACTAATGGCGAGCACAGCATCAGCACAACCGCACTTGCTAGGGAGGCGCTGACCAAGAAAGGGATGGATGAGAGCCAGATAACTGGCACAGCGTCCAGCTATGCACGCAAATACGCGCTTAATGGCCTGCTGCTTATCGACGATAACAAGGATGCCGATACGCAGGATAACAGGCAGTCACATCATCAAGAGCCAGCATCAAAGCCATTTGATATCGACGGCGCAGTTAAGGCGATCCGCGGCGCGGGCGACGCAGGCACCGTCAATAAATATGTCCAGGCAGCCAGGACCAAGGGCGCATCAAATCTGCAGATGTATAGCATCCAGAGCGAGGCAATTCAGCGTATCGAAAAACTAGGAGAGACAGCATGAGTAACGTATTTTCAGCACTAGGGCGCATTGGGCGTGACGCAGAAGTTAGATCTACACAGAGCGGCACATCGGTAGCCGGGTTCCCGGTCGCCGTTGACGTAGGGTTTGGTGACAACAAGCAAACGATGTGGCTGGACGCGAGCCTATGGGGTAAGCGTGCAGAGAGCGGTCTTGTTCAGTATTTAGTAAAAGGCCAGCAAGTGCATGTGATTGGCGAGATCGGTACGCGAGAGTTTCAAAAGCGAGATGGCAGTGCAGGATTCGCGGTCACGCTGAAGGTGGCTGAAATTGATCTAGTTGGCGGAAAGGGGCAAGACGGCGGACAGGCCCAGGGTAACCAGCAGGGGCCGCAGCCACAGCAGAACTACGGTGGGCAGCAAAATAATAGTTACCAGCAGCCTCCTCAGAATCAGCAGCCAACCCAGAATCAGCAGCCCCAAGGGCAACAGAATCATCAAGCCTACGGCGCGCCTGACCCCGGCAGCTTTGACGATTTTAATTCGGACATCCCGTTCTAGATCATTGGTTTTATTGACTATTACAGCCCCATTCTAGGGGCTTTTTCGTTGTGGGCTGAGTATGCGGAGGCGTTGTGAAGCAGCACCACCGAGCAAAGCTGACTGACGACAGGTGCGCGCCATGCGCGCTGAGTATGTGCCTTACGTT